TCTGGAGACAAAGCGCAAGGAGTTCTCGATGCGATACGCTATTGCAGCGCAGGAATACACCGATCTGCTTTTCGAGCGAGCAAATCAACTCTTCGACGATCCAGATAGTCTTGCCAAAATCTCTCCAGAGAAGCTGGCAATCACTGTTGGCATTCTCACGGACAAAGCTGCACAGCTTACTGGTATGGCAACTACTGTCGTGGAGCATCGCAAAGGTGCTAGTCTTGATGACGCTATGAAGCTAATCAACGAAGCAAAATCTCGTATCGCTAAAGGAAAAGTAGTTGACGCTGAAGTGATATGAGGCAATCTAAAATACTGAAATCAAATGAAAAACAACACACAGACAAAAGAGTTGGAAATGAAATCATTAAGACTAATGACGATTTCCGAAATGGAAGACGAAGCAAATAAGCATCAGGAAAAAATGGACTCGTTTTTTGATCATGATGAAAAGCGGGGATACATTACGATTAATGTTTCTTATCCGTATCACATTAAACTAAGTCGCATTCCCGATCATGAGGCACTCGTTCATTGGATTGAGCATCTAACAGAGAAAGAGTGGATGAATTCTGAGTTATTGGGACAATTCATCCAACGTGTTTACGAAATTAAAGGATGGGATCTACATCGTCGAAGTTTGTAATGAAAAACTTATGATTTGGAGGCAACATCAGATACTCACTCCGCCAACGGATGAGGAGTTGATCCAGATGACACCCGAGGAGGTGTTGTCTCTGCACAAAGTCTACCACGAAGCTATCGAGAATGCGGAGAAAGACCCATATCAATACGGCTTCCGTCTACCTCACTGGCAGAAAGCAGAGGAACAGCTACGTGAAGTCAATGAAATCCTAGCTCTAGGAGGCAACCGCAGCGGCAAGACCCAATGGGGAGCATTCTCTGTAGTCCGTGCTGCCGTAGAGAACCCAAACTCTGAGATATTCTGCTTCGCGCAAACGTCCGAGGTCTCGATCCGCCAGCAACAAAGTGCCGTCTGGTCATGGTTACCAGAGTATCTCAAGACCAAGTTTACTAGTTCCAATGCTTACATCTCCTACAAGAAGAAGACAGGATTCACCGACTCCTCGCTGATTCTGCCCAATGGATCCCAGATCATCTTCAAGACCTACTCGCAGTATCAGAACAACCCAACGATTCTGGAAGGTGCCGAGCTTGGGTCTAGGAACCCAGTCTGGCACAATATCGGAGTGTGGCTTGATGAATACCTTCTTGGTGTCGAGCTTATCAACACGCTCCGATTCCGTCTTGCTACTCGCAACTCCAAGATGCTGGTGACATTCACTCCTATCGACGGATGGACAGATGTTATTAAGGAGTATCTAGACGGAGCAACTACCATCGAAAGTCGTCCTGCCGAGCTACTGAATGGTGAGCTAGTCCCCTACGTCCAGAGATCGAAGAAGCTAAATGCCTCTGTGCATTACTTCCACTCGCAGGACAATGCCTTCGGTGGATACGAGCGCATCAAAGAAACGCTAAAAGGCAGAACAAGGGAAGAGATTCTCATTCGTGCCTACGGTGTCCCGATGAAGTCTCACGCCACCAAGTTCCCCAAATTCAACAAGGTAGTGAACGTAGTCGAACCAGACAAGATTCCCACCACAAACGTCACCAGATACCATATCATCGACCCTGCTGGATCAAAGAACTGGTTCATGTGCTGGATTGCCGTGGACGAGACTGGCACGATGTGGGTGTATCGCGAATGGCCTGGAGTCGATGTGGGTGATTGGGCTGAGTGGCGAGGTGGTAAATGGGTTCCTGGAGAAGGTGCCAAAGGGCAGGGTTACGGCATCCGAGACTATGTTGACCTTATCCAAGAAATGGAAGGCGACGAGGAGATATTTGAGCGTCTGATCGACCCTCGACTAGGTGCTGCCAAGTATCAAGTGCAGGATGGATCATCGTCGATTATTGAAGATTTGAACGACATTGGCATGGTCTGCATCCCTGCTCCTGGACTAGATATTGATGACGGTCTGCAAGCATTGATTGGGAAAATGGCATGGGATACAACTAAGCCGCTGGATTCCGTCAATCGTCCACATTTCTATGTTAGCTCGGAATGTGAGAACATCATCCAAGCGTTGTCGGAATACACTGGCGATGGTGGTCTAAAGGAAGCTCACAAAGACCCTATCGATGTCTTGCGTTACGCTGCAATATCGAACATTGACCACGTTGATAGCTCGATTTCGATGGTGACTCTTCAAGGTCAAGGAGGGTATTGACAAAAGCGTCAACTTGGTCTATCCTTTTTCATGCGCTTTAAAAGAGGAGACAAAAGGAGTGATGGATTTGTATTTTGGTCATACACTTCTTGGGGTGGTGAATGGTGGATAAAAGAAGAGGCATTTAAAGAAAAAAGCAAATCAACAAAAGAAAAGTTGTCAATTAGATACAAGCAAAAAATGGCGACCATTCCAAACGAGTCTAAAATAAAAAGAGGATTCGAAAATGAAGATGGATTGATTTTTTGGGGGTATCATGAAAATGCTCCAAATTGCGAGTTGTGGCTTTCCAAAGAAAAGTTCAAAGAGAAAAAAGAATGGAAAGCTAAACACAGTAAAAAATGGGCAGAAGAAAACAAGGATAGATTAAATTACCTCAAAAGAAAATGGGAAAAAAATAATCCAGAAAAACATAAGTCTCTTCAAATTGCAATAAAGCTAAACAGAAGAGCTAGAAAGAAACAAAATGGCGGTGTTGTAACTAGCCTTGAAATAAAAAATTTAAAGTCCAAATCCAAAAATGTTTGTTTTTATTGCAATCAAAATAAGAAACTATCCATCGATCACGTAATTCCGCTCAAACTTGGAGGAAGAAACGAAATATCAAACATGGTTCTTGCTTGCATTAACTGCAATTCCCAAAAACAAGCAAAAGACCCGAACGTGTATGCCAGAGAAATTGGCAGACTTCTTATTTGACAATTTCGTCAGTTTTGTTACAACTCAGGGAGGTGGAGGTTACTAATATGCCAGCAAAGAAAGAAGCAAAGAAGCGTGGACGACCAGCAAGGATCGTCGAAGAGGTTGTTGTGGACATCCCAGAAGCACCATTGAAGGCGCGAATCATTGGTTCCTGCCCGAATCCATCGTGGGCAAGAGCTAGGATCGAAGGGTTCAACGTCAACATTAAATGTCCTGTCAACATATCAAAACGCTTGATCGGCAAGGAAGTTGATGTTATTCTCGTCAAATCCGAGCCTGAAGATTATTACCAGTATTTAGCATGAATGAAGTCCAAGAACTAGAAGACGAGTCTCTTATCTATGTGGATAAGAAGCCAGACATCAATGCACTGACGGATGCTTACGATACTTGTCTGGTCGATCTGGACTACTATTTTGAGTCATGCTTGCGCTCATACAACGACCGTCGAAACATCTGGGATGGCAAGTCCGATGACCTTCGCAAGAATGGTGCAAACGCATTCCCATGGCAAGGTGCTTCCGACCAAGAGGTGAACGTAGTTGGCGAACGCATTGATATGTATGTCGCCATGTTCGACCAAGCATTGTCTCGTTCGCATATCAAAGCATTCCCTACGTCAATGGCGGCTATGCCCAAGGCAGCAGTTGTCTCTGGCTTCTTGAAGTGGATGCGCTCGACCTACATCCCCGACTTCAAACGTCAGATGGAACTAGGTGGCAACTACCTCATGGAGAAGGGCATCATGGTGTCCTACGTTGGTTGGAATCGCGAGAAGCGCACATACCTACAAAGCGTAAACCTTCAGCAGATTGCACAAGCATCCCCCGACCTAGCCGAGATGATTCTCAGTGAGCAAGACGATGAGATGCTGATTGATATGCTCCAGCAATCATTCCCTGACCTCTCCACCAAACGTGCGAAGAAGGCAATCAAGGAGCTACGCAACATGGGTGTCACAGAAATCCCGCTCGCTCGTCAAACCGTAGATTGCCCTGTGGTCTATGCTTGTGCTCCCGATGGCGAAGTGATGTTCCCATCCTACATTTCAGATCCGCAACGCGCACCATACATGTTCTGGCGAACATTCCTC